TATTTCTATCATTAAACAACGATTTTTTCATATCACATGATAGATTATCATAAGTGTGTTTGCAAAAAAATACAACATTATTTTGAACAAGTGAATTAATTTCGTTTAATAAATATTTACTCAACTTTTCAATATTGTTATACTTGGAACCAAAATAATAACACTGGCTATCCATATAAAAAGAACTAATTTTTTTATTTATATTAAATAAGTCCATGTTTTATTTTAAATGTTTTATTTCCACTCAGGTAATTTCAAAACATTCAAAATTTGTACATAATTATATACAGGATTATTAAGATACCATGAGGGGCATTTAAGTCTTGTTTTAAGAAGAACTTTTGAATGAGTGTTATTCCATCTAGCTTTTTCTAAATTCTTATCTAATACATCATCTTTGTTTATTAGATGGATATTCTCTTGGTCCACGATAAGATATCTTAAATCTGACATTTGTTAAAATTTAAAATTGTTTATTTAATCATTTACATACAAAATAAAATAAAGACGCGTTTATTAATGAAAAAAATAAACCTCTTTGTAAAGTAGGAAGTAAAAGATCATGTTATTAACAATAATCTTTTTATTTCTGTGTGACCCCATAGCTCAGTTGGTTTAGAGCGTACGGCTGTTAACCGTAAGGTCGTTGGTTCGAACCCAACTGGGGTCGAAAAAAAAAAACATTATTTTTTTTTTCAATGTAATTTGTTTAAAAAAAACAAATTATGATATCTCTTTCAAAAAAAATAAAACATCAAAAACTTACAAATGAAACATCAAAATAAAACATCAAAAACTTACAAATGAAACATCAAAAACTTACAAATGAAACATCAAAAACTTACAAATGAAACATCAAAAACTTACAAATGAAACCAAATTTTAAACATCCAATTAAAAATGTTTAAAAACGGTAGAAAAAATAAATATTCCAGACGGGACTTGAACCCGTGACCTTGGCGTCATAAGCACCACGCTCTAACCAACTGAGCTACTGGAACATTTTGAGGGGTGCTCTACTACACTCCTATGTTATTATATATATATTCGTTTAAGTAAGTTTTATTTATTTTTTAAGAAGGAAATATTTTAGTCAATATAGTTTCTTGAATTATAGATGCTAAATTGTTTAAATATGACGTATTTGTTTGAGAAGGGTTTTTTATAGCACTATACAAATCGGAACAAGTATCGTTAGTTTTGTTACATTCATATACTTGTCTTATAACAAATTCAAGAGAAGACATACACGGAAAATTCATAACCATTTGATTATCTGGAATTATATCACCTTGAAACAAAAATGCGTAAGGGGTGATTTTAGATGGATCAGAATCTAAATATACAGGTGTATTACTATTACTAGTTGGGTCAGTATATGTTTCAGTAAAGACAAATGAACAAATATTATTTTGGTCTTTAGTTTCGAAATCACAATCACTATGTGAAAATCCAGTAAATATATAAGATGATAATCTATCTATTTTCATTTTGTTATCTTCAGTTTCTTTATAGTTTTTAACATAAACATATTTCGAGGTACCAAGTTTCCAATCCAAACGGCTTGATATACCATTAGCTAATGTAATATTTATATCTGGATTTTCGTATTTGAGATTGACTGTATTAGCTATTACATTTTTCAGATCAGGTTCGGTTTTAACAGGTTCAGTTTTATCAGGTTCATCAGTTTTATCAGGTTCATCAGGTTTAACAGGTTCATCAGGTTTAACAGGTTCATCCGGTTTAACAGGTTCATCCGGTGATCCAGTTATTGCCATCATATCACCCGAAACGGGTATAGATTTATTAAATTCATCTACTATAAAACTCTCAATAACATTATTTGGATCTGTTTGGTCATTTATTCGCAATTGATATAAATGCTGAATTTCTTTGATTGTTACAAACAATTTATATATATCACGTTCAAATTTCTTAATGTCTAATGCCTTGTCAAGGACATATTTTTCTGAATCTAAAGATATATTATACCTTTTACTTTCACGAATTGTAAATAATAAATGAATTATATAAACGTAACTTTTAGTCAAGTCTCCAATTTGAGTAACAACGTGTTGAATAGCACTTTGAATTTTATTTCTGATCATGTCTTCTAAAGCATCGATATCGTTGACTTTATTATCTAATTCTACAGTTTTCTTATATTTATCAAATGCCTGTTTTGTATCTTCTAATCTACTCTTTTTAACTATCAACCTTTCCTTCTCTGTAGTTTTAGTATCTATAACTTTAACTTGTTTTGCTACATCACCTTCCTTATCAACTCTATTGGTCTCTTCTGTTATATAAAGTGCCTTTTTTTCTTCTTCTATTCCAATCAACGCTCTCAATTGAGTTTCAAGAGAGGCTATCAAAATGTCCAAATACATTTTTTTCTCTTCGTTTGTTTTCCCTGTCAATGGATCGGCGGAATTATCAATAACTGTTTCATTTATACAAAGTGGTGTTTTTGCATATTTAGGATCACAACATTTAAATTTTTCGTCAGATATATTATAAATACCACTAGATAATGTACAATCTAATAATTTTTCATTATCAGCTACAAATTTTTCAATATTTTTGTTATTTAGTATGATAATAAGAGTAAGAAGAAAAAGGAAAACTAGAAACATTGTTGCTGTTAATTTCATATTGAAAATACTTGTTAACTCGTTTTTTATATTAAACATTTATTATTAAAAACATCTTTTAAGTTTTATGCAAGTTTTTTATTTTTTCATTTGTTAACATCATGAATTGTTTTGTATCACCAAACTGAATAACAACAGATTTAGATTTATTCATTCCAAGTATGTTATTATTGCGTACAACGACGCATGGTTTGTCATTCCATTTAGTTTTTTCTCCAATAGAAAATTCTGAACTCATCGCGAAAAGTGTTTTTTTTATTTTCATATAATACATTTGTTGAAAAGATGACAAAATAAATTTGCTAAAAAAATAAAAAAAATGAAGTTATATTGGAGATGTTTCGAAAACATTTAATTTTATTTTTGAAATTGTAATATTGAGGTATGAATCCAATATTGTTTATCATTTCCATACGCTAAATGAAAATATTCTGAAAAATTGTTCAATGCCTCATTATATCCTGATGTAACCTGTCCAGATACCATCACATTCGCCCTTCTTTCTCCGTTGATAAGGATGTCTATTTTTTGAGGTATAAATTGATATGGTGTCTTGAATATAGTATCTATAATTTGTTTCTCTCCTTTCAATTGTTTATTGTCTCGAATGAAAATAGAATGTTGTTTTAAATGTGGAATGATGTGTTTAAAACACGTATCATTTTCTTTAGTGTTTAAATTGTTATAGTAAAATTGCATAAACTCGTTCACAATAAGTTCGTTCATCGTTTTTTTTTTATTAAGTTGACTTATGTTAAATACCAAACATAATACGTTTAAACGATTATATATATTTAAAAGGAATATTATCCAATCTTTTTAATAAAAGATATATGATAAATAACGAAGAAAGAATTATAGAACTCAATGATAAACTAGATCGTATCGAACGTTTGTTAAGTAATGAGATCCTTAATAAATGTAATAAAATGTCAAGTCATATCGATTTTATCGAACAAATTTACGAATATGTTAAATTTCCTCTATTCTATATATCCGACAAATTTAAAGCACTCCGTCTAAAACAAAACGTTCCCATTGAACACCAATGTCATCAAACCGAGACCTCCGATCAATGCTAAATTCGACATAAATGGATAATATTTAGCACTCGTTGTAGGTGGGAAATGGTAGAACAAGGTTGCCATAACAGTAAACATCATCAATATAATACTTGCATACATCCCTTTTCGATCATTTTGTTTACTTCTTTTCCAAATACAAAAGAATATTACCAACGGACACATGATCTCGATGACTATCGCACACATTATCAATATTGAAGTATAAGGTATCGTTTTATTTAATCTCTTCTCTAAACCATTCACAACTTTGGTGTAATTCATTATTTTATCCAAACCAGATGTGAAAAACATCGTGTTCATAATAGAGGTTGTAAGGAGAAAATACATATTATTCATTCTTTATTTAAATTGTTAGAAAAAATTAAATATTAAACATAAATTAACGGGAAAAAAAAAACAACTTTTTTTTTTTTAAATCATCGATTGGGAATTACTAGTTTTTGTTGTGTCCTCTCTCAAAAAATTCATTGCTGTATCATATTTTTCTTTCAAAGAAACTTTAACTGATGATCCAAATCGTTTTATGTTTCTTGTCTTGGTTTCAGGATCTTTAAAATCGTATTCAAAGTAACACCCTCTATTTTTTTTAGGTAAAGTGAAATATATATGAGAAGGAAGTTTTTTAATCATTTTTTTTGTTAATACGTATCCATCCTCTTCATGAATAATGTGTGGATCTTTTAATCCTAAATCTTCATTTGTAAACATGAAATCAATTTGGCTTTTATATGAAGACGTATCTGTAAATGTTTCATATGCATCTTCAATAGATATAACCTTTTCTTTATTTTCTTGATAATTGTTGAACGAGTTAATAATGTCGATACACTTTTCGAATTCGGTTTCCTGTTTACCTTCGAAAATTGTTGTATCATTCTTCATGAATTCTTTATCTAACTCATGTCCAATATGTAAAATTTCAAAATATTTTTCAATAATTGAACCTTTCCTTGTTCCATTTAAAGTCTTCTTGTTTTCTTTTTTCAATTGTGGATGACTTTCCAGAACAAACCTCTGTTGAGTATTGTCAAAACGAATATGTCTCGAATACTCTGTTATTCCAATGTCAAAGAGTTCCTCATGTGGACCTTTTCTATCACATCTCATTTTTTGATTATAATTTTGTTCTGAGTTTGTGGCTATTCTAAGATTTGAGACTCTGTTATCATATTTTTGTCGATTTATATGATCAACTGAAGTCACATGTCGTTCAATATTAAAATTTGGATCACCGCTTTCTAGCCTTTTTATTAGAGTGTGGAGATAAATTGAACTGTTTTTAGGTTCGTTTTGCTTCCCCAATTCTTCCTCATTATTTCTAATTCTATGTGCTATATACCCTGTACCAATATGTAAATACCAATTATACTTCATCACTTCATTCATGTATTTTTTATCAATAATGGTATATTTATTTTTTTGTAATCTGATGATGCAATACTCATCTACATTATTTGAAAATTCATAAACGTCTTGTTCTTGTGATTCTTTACGGGCAAGATGATATCTATTGTTTGAAAAACTAGTTGTTGTTACGTATAAGAACGACATTTTAATCACAGTCTTACTTTTGATGGTTTGTACATTTCTTTAAGTTAAATTTTTAAGAATAAATCAAATTTTAAAATGAGGAGATAATGAAAATAATTATTTTTTATTAATAAAAAATAATTTTGAAAAATAATTTGTTTTTTTTTGTGTGTGTTTTTTTATAATAAGGAGAATATTTGTATGGTATAGGTGGTTTATCCTCTCAATTCGAATATGCTAATCCGCCCATACCCGACATGATACGGAGCACATTGTAGTTCACCGCGAACACCTTCACCATATGGCTTGGGTTAACACCTTCAAGTTTGAGGGTGGAGTTGTCAATACGGGACATGTTACAAGAGCCAGATGGTTGATGTTCTTCGGGTTTGAGAGCGAAGGAGTACACGTTAATGGAGGACGAGTCATTATCAGTCACGGGCACACGTTCGTGATGTTGGTAAGGTTGCACAAGTTGAAAATACATAGGCATCCTCTTGGAGAAACGCTCGTGACTGTTAAGAGTAATTTGAGCATTTTTGTAGGAGGACACGTAGTCACCAACCTTAGCGGAGGAAGACGCCTTCTCAACCCATACAATCTCTTTCACGGGATGATTAAGATTGAGCTTGATGTTAGGGGAGGCGGTTTCGTCACCAGTGAATTGGAGTTGCTCAATGAGATACTCGTGGGACACTTGGGCGAAACGACGACGTTCATCAGTATCAAGGTAGACATAGTCCACATAGAGGGAAGCACTGAGAGCACCGTCAGAAACGGAAGGAGGTGTAGATGTTGGAGAAACCTCTAATTCAGGGTCATTGGCAGCGTTCCACGCCGCTACAGTATCACCACCATCAACAGCAGTATTTCTAGCAATGATTTGTAATTGTGAGTACTCATTAGGGTTATTTACTACTTCGTTTACCGCCACATCGGCAAGTTGAGCAAATTCAATATTGAGTTTCACCTCGTGATATTGGAGAGCAATAAGAGGAAGCGCGAGACCAGGGTTGCGACAGAACCAGAACTGAAGGGGTACATACACAGTACGAGCACTATCATGAGATTGTTCAGAGATCTCGTTAGGGTAAGTTACTTTATTTTCCCTAGTAGGATCCACATAGGAACCTTCAACCATCTTCTTGTAGCCATCCCAATGAGAAGCGGTTTGGGAAAGCTCGTTCCAGATGTGAAGCCAGTCACCGTAATGTTTGTCAATACGTTGACCACCAATTTCAATCTCTACGGATTTGACGAGTTTGTGACCCACCCAGGAGTCGTAATCACCGGTTTGGAGAGCGGGGAGATCCATTTGGAGATACATACGGTTGATCAAATCACCGTTACGGGACACAGTGCATGTTACTTTGCGACCGAAACCAGTGGTACCGTTGAAAGTTTGTTCAATGGATTCCATAGAGAAGTTGGTGTGACGTCTGTACACCACTTTGAAGAAGGTAATTTGGGGGTTTCCGGACAAGTAAATGTCCTGGGCACCGTAAGCGACAAGTTGCATTAATCCTCCTCCCATATTTGTAAGTGAATGTTTTTTATTATTATAATATATGACAAGAAAAAAAATTCAAACAAAAAATTCAATTAAAAAAACTTAAAAAAGAAAATTAAAATTATATTTCTAGTGTTTTTTTTATTATAAAGTTCTTCAATATTGGTGTTTAAAAAAAGGTTTTTCTTTTCTTTATCAATAAATTTGTCCTTTAAGAAGTGATGTGTTTTAAAATAAATATTTAATCATTTTTTTTCAATACATATTAAAAACGTGTTACTTCATTTGTTACATAAGATTTGATGAAAACTAAACAAAGAAACAACCCAAAACGGCATTGTAATTATCAAATATCAAATACTACCTTAGATTTAAGACATAAATCTATGATTGACAATTTTTCAACTAATGAGGAAAAATATGAATCTTTCAATAAAGAATTAAATAATCTTAAAGACATTCTATCCACTCTACAAAGAAAACCGCGTTCAGAATTGACGGATGAAGAAATTCATCAGATTATTTTTACAAAGGAAGATATTGAATATGTTAATAAAGAAATAAATAGTATTAAGACAAATAAAGAGGAACTCGAGTATTTTGTAAATACAAGTGATATTTTATATAATTATTACAATCTTCTTGAAAATAACAATGACGAGGGTGGTGTCATGTCTATTGGTCAAAAATCAACTACAAGTAACACAATCGCACATTATTTTACCAACGGAAATATGGAAGATTTAAACAAAATTACAAACAAGAGTGTTAAAAATAGTAGGTTTCATTTATTGGATGACTACCTTAGTTATACTGACAAGAACTATATAAATAATAGTATTACACAAGACAATTCGTCCATATGTTCGTTTTGTAAGGGAAACTCAAAGGACATTTTAAGCAACGAAGGTATTGTATGCTGTAGAGATTGCTATACAATTGAACATATTATTACCGATAATGAAAAACCATCCTACAAAGATCCTCCTAAAGAGATTTCATATTTTAGCTACAAGAGAATAAATCACTTCTCAGAATGGTTAAATCAAATTCAAGGAAAAGAAACAACCGATATACCAGACGAAGTCTTCAATAAGATAATGATGGAACTAAACAAACAACGTATATATAATTTAGCGATAGTCACACCAATAAAGATAAGAGAAATTTTAAAAAAACATAAAATCAACAAATACTATGAGCACATTCCTTACATCTTAAACAAAATTACAGGTATACCAAATCCACATTTGAACCCCGAATTGGAGGAAAAATTAAAGAACATGTTTCGAGAGGTTCAAGTACCTTTTTTAAAATATAGTCCTAATAATCGGAAAAACTTTTTGTCTTACAGTTATGTTCTGCACAAGTTTATTCAAATATTAAATGAACTTGAGTTTTTGAAATATTTTCCTTTATTGAAAAGTAGAGATAAACTCCATCAACAAGAACAAATATGGAAAAAAATATGTGATGATTTGGGTTGGAAATTTGTAAGAAGTATTTAAATTTATTGGGGGAAATTTACTAGGTTAGCACCCATACCGAAACCAGCACCATGACGGGCACTAACACCAATGGAAGGAGCAAAGAGATCCAATAGAGAGAATGTCGCTGCTGCTACAAACCCTATGAACATAACCTCTTCAACCTTTGGTTTTTTACCAGGGAAAAAGAATGCTGCAGTAGCAACGACTAAACCCTCGAAAAGATACTTGAGCATTCTTACAATAATTTCCATGAAGTCAAATGAAAAATCGTTCATGTTTTGTGATTTTGCGTATATTGTTTTATAAATAATTATAAGAAAAAAAAAAAATATATATTAAAGAATTGTGCAGTGTGTACTTTAAATCAAACAATATTTTATTTTAAATTATGAGTGATATACAACCAGAAAGTACAAAGAAGGTTGATTATTTAGATCAGGATGACCCTCTGAGAGGACAATCCTATGCGTGTATATCTTTTATTTCTCCTGAGGATGTATTAAAATCTAAAGAGGCTTATTTTGTATCTGCATATTTGAAGGAAAACATTTTGAAAAACAGTGAACTATATGACGGTTTGATGTCTCTATTCCCTGAAAAGAAGAATGAATTGATGTCTATTAAAGAACAATATGGGTCTTGTTTTAATACGGCTTCAATAGATGAAGATTACAAAAGTTTCAAAGTGGATAACGATACACAAATTAGTGAACAATTTTCAAAGGAAAATAACTTTCAAACATCAGTTCGTGGGATTAAAATTCGTGGAACTTATGAAAGTCTTAACGAAGCTCAATCAAGAGCTGAAATACTAAAACGCAAGGATAATAATCTTCACAATATTTATATTGCTTCTGTTGGTTGTTGGTGTCCATGGTCAGCTAATCCTGATGAAATTACAGATGCTGAATATACAGAAACTCAACTGAATACATTGATGCGAGAGTATAAAAAAAACACAACAAGTAAGGAGGAGTTTTATCAGGAGAGGAAAAAAGAGTTGATTGAGAGAACAAAGGAGGAGACTGAAATTAAAAAGAAAGCGAATTTGGTTCAAGAGAGTGAATTATCAGATGTAACTCAGAACATTATCTTCAATGATGAAGACGCGTGGACTAAAAAAACATCAACACCTTAAAATAAATTCAAAAAACTTTTTTTTTTTTTTTCAATACATATTTTATACATTAAATATAAAATCGTATGATAATAAAAAGCAAATATGAAAACGTTGATTTTTCTCTTTTTATTTGTAGGTATGTTTATGGTGGTTCACGGAATTTATGAAGAGAAACTTGAAAAAATGAAAAAAGACGTAAGGGTTAAATATAAATTTATTCCAAGAACATATTATGATGAATTTTTGATGAATGATAAATTTACGAGTAAAGCCGCTGAACCATTATTCAATAAGGAAGCTGATAGTAGAAGTGCTGGATTTCCTGTTAGATAAGATACCTATGGGATTTGTTTTGTTTTTTTTTTTACATTTTTTTAACATTTATGATGTGCTTGTTCTTTTTTAGATTCTGTATATCAAACATCTCTTCCATCTCTTGATCTTCGTTCATGTTTTCTGATAATTTCCAATATTCATCACAACACACTTTAAAATCTGGTACCGTATCCGCTTTATACCAAAAAACAGTGTCTTCCAATTTGTTACTTTTTGTTGTATTATCTATTACTAGACATTCGAAGTTTTCCGTACATTGGTCCATTACTTGACAAAAGATTTCAAAAGTTGGAAACATTCCAGCATAATTATCATATATTCTTTTTCGATTTGCAACAATATTCTCCCTAAGAATGAAAATAAAATCTATATTGGTTCTTAAACTTGGAGGTATTCCCAAAGGATACTGCATAGCAATCACAAAGAACATTTTTAAATGTCTTCCATTCATAAACAAAGCCCTTACATTTTTATCTTTTGTCCAAGAAGCATCATACAAACAATCATCTAGAATCATAAAAGCTCTTGGATCAATATTAGTACGGTCGTACATTACCATCTCTTTATTAATATTTTTAAGTATCATGTGTTGTCTCTTGACTACATTATCCACAAGATGGGGTGTATATTCCCCATGAATAAATATTTTAGGAACCATATCTTGATAAAAATGATTTGCTGATTCCGTACCAGATATAACGGTTCCAATTGGTAAATCTTTATGATAGTATAACAGGTCTTTAATTAAAAACGATTTTCCTGTGTTTCTTTTTCCTATCATTACAACAACTTTATCACTTGTAATTTTCGAAAGATCAAAACGTTTCAATTCAAGTTTCATATTTTATATTAAACGTTATAATATACTTACTTTCACAACATTTTTTCATTTATTTTAAAACGGCGCATACCCAATTTCAACGCTATCTAACATATTTTTTACTTCTGTTTGTGTCTTAGCGTAGTATAATTGACCATTCATTTCTTTATTTGACATTCCATTGTTTAATACGAGAACTTGTGCAAAGTAACTCAAAACAAATACACATACAAAAATCAAAAGTGATTTTAAATTACGAGAGGATGCTTCGTGATTTTCTTTTTTTAGACCAGTATTAATAAATTGTCTATACGATACTGTTAAAAATGTAGCATTTGTAATTGAAATAAGGGTTTTTTTCCCGATCATTTGTAAAAAAATAATTTGTTTTTAATTTAGAATATCAAAAAAATAATTGTATTGTGGACAAGAAGGATGTTTGAAAAATTTACCTTTTAATTATAAAAAAAAAAAAGTTTGTGTTTCTTTTTCATCGCGATTTTATCTTTTTTCGTTTATATAAACTTCCTTTATAGATTTATTAATTGCTTTTTTAATATTGGATTTAGATTCTTCAATACCATATGAAATTTCATTAATACTACTGTATGTACTACTTATTTCATCATCATAATCTTGTAACGCATCTACTTTTATCTTCTTTTTTTCATCATTTTCATTTTTACTATCACTTTCACTATCACTATCATTTTCACTATCACTATCATTTTCACTATCACTATCATTTTCACTATCACTATCACCATCATTTTGACTAATGCTTTCGTTGCTACTTTCGTTGCTACTTTCGTTGCTACTTTCGTTGCTACTACTTTCGTCATAAAATGGTAAAATATTTCTTTTTTTTTGCGATGCAGACACAATTACTGGTTCAATTACTTCTTCATTTGCTGGTTCAAATACTTTTACTGGTTTAATTACTTCTTCAATTACTTCCTCATTTGCTGGTTCAAATACTTTTACTGGTTTAATTACTTCTTCAATTACTTCCTCAACAACTTCTTCAATTACTTCCTCAACAACTTCTTCAACAACTTTTTCAATTACTTCATCAACTTTTTCAATTACTTCTTCATCAACTTTTACTTCTTCATCAACTTTTTCAATTACTGGTTCAATTAGTTTTACTGGTTTAATTACTTCTTCAATTATTGGTTTAATTACAGGTTCAATTAGTTTTTCTTCTTCAATTACTTTTACTGGTTTAATAACTGGTTCAATAACTTCTTCAAATATTGGTTTAATAATTGGTTCAATAACTTCTTCAATTACTTTTACTGATTTAATAACTGGTTCAATAACTTCTTCAAATACTTTTACTGGTTTAATAACTGGTTCAATTAGTTTTTCTTCTTCAATTAGTTTTTCTTCTTCAATAACTTTTACTGGTTTAATTACAGGTTCAATTACTTTTACTGGTTTAATAACTTTTACAGGTTTAATAACTTTTACTGGTTCAATTACTTTTACTGGTTCAATTAGTTTTTCTTCTTCAATTAGTTTTTCTTCTTCAATAACTTTTACAGGTTTAATAACTTTTACAGGTTCAACAACTTCTTCAACAACTTCTTCAGTTACTTCTTCAACAACTTCTTCATTTACTTCTTCAACAATATCTTCATTGTTTACCATTATTGTTTTTATATCATTTGTGAAAGATTTTTCTGGGATAAGTATTTTTTTATTCATAAATGAAGAAACAATTTTATCCAATGGTAATGAATTTCTGATAGCTACGCGTACACTTTCAGAAATAATTTTTTCAAGTTTCTCATGATTTATTTGACTATCTACTTTATTATATTTATGATATAAAACTTGTGGAATCCTCCATAATTTCCGTGCTATTTCTATATAACATAAATGAATGAATAAATGTGCTTGTGGAACTAAAACATCAATATTAGACTCTGTTGAAGGATAATCCAAGGAAGACATAAGTTGTTGTGCAGATGCTTTAAAACATGCCATGATAAGCTCACCTAACCACTGACATTTAGATGAATCAAGAAATCTTTGATATTCTTTCTCAATCATAACATTATTCCAATTGGGAACTCTTTCTAATTCAATTTGGAACTCTCTTAGCAAAAAATTATTTTCTTTGTTTAAACATAAAACTAAATCATAAAGAGATTGGATGCCTTGTTTAAAAAGAACACTTGTTTTATCTACAAATTCACTTATATATTCATTTTTAACGTTGTCAATATTGGACGACATATGAGATAATTTCTATTTATAATTCAGAATTTGTCTTTTTGTTAAATGAATTTATTTTTTTCCCCCAAAAATAAAACAAAAATATGTGTAAATAATAAATATGTGTAAATAATAAATATATATGAAATGCATACTTTTCAATGTATAAGTTTTATAATATTGTCTACGTTATTAGTCATATGTTTCCTCGAGCTTGTTCATTATTTTGATGAAATCAAAAATTCAATAAAAATTAAAGAAACCTTTACAAACGAAAAATGTAGTCCGGTATGCCGGGAAATTATAAAAGATTATATGACAAAAAGATGGGGATTCGATAGTAAAAACGATTTTATAGATTGTGTAAATTGTCCACGTGTAACACATTTAACAGCACGCGACTTTGACTACAGTACATTTTCCAATAATAGTGAGAATGCAGACAAAAAAAACAACTATTCATTGACAATTATTAATTTAAAAAAACAAATCAACGAATCCTTATTAAAAGGAAAAATTTTAAATAAAATTTTAGAAGAATCTAATGAATATTATTATAAAATGTCAGGGTCTAGATCTGGTTATGTAAATCATTGGATAATAGAGCATATTTCATCTAATTCAAAATTAAAAAAATATATTCAAACAATGCATAACAAGAATGCATCATTAACACAACAAAATGTGTTAACAATAGTAAATACATACGTTAATGAATACAAGGATAAAGATAAGGTCTTACAAGTATGGGAGGATACATATGATGAATTAGAATCAAGTGGTTTAACGTATAACAAACAACCTATTCGATCTAAAATAAAAAAGTTTTTTGGAAGGAAAAATAAAAAAAACAACTGTACAAAATCTTTCTCTAAAGAATATATTGAATATAAAAAAAAATATAGGGATTTAAACATCAAAAACAGGGTTGATCACATTGAAAGAGAACGGTTACGTGAATTACGAGAAGATAATACATATAATTTAATAATAAGTGATAGAACACATAGAGAGTATATTAATTCAAAAAGAAATCTTGCAGATGAATACATGAATATATAAAAAAAAAGTCTTATATTGAAGAATTTAAAGATTTAGTGTATGGATTATTCCTGAAAGCGTCTAGGATTGACGGATCTATTTTGTTATCACATTGTTCTACTTTTTCTTGTGTTAAATTTATAGTATCTTGTGTGAGAGATGTATCATAAATTTTCCCTATATTATTAAAATTTCTTGAGGATATTCTTTCACAGTCATCCTTATTTGATTCCACATTCATTATTTCCTTTCCATGTGCAAATTTGGTGCTTGTTTGTGTTGGTGACCTACTCTGATATAATCCTTCTTTCATATCATTAATAGTTGCGTTGTAAATATCTTCATATGACATTTGACCTTTGTCTTGACTTGTAGCAGCTCCGTAATGATCATAATCAGACATAATTTGTTTAGAAGTAGTATTCATTTGAATTTCTTTGTTTAAATATGCGTTATTTTGACCTTTAGACGGTCCTGTGCCCATATTTTCTATATCAGAAAGGAATTGTTTATTGGTATTAGGTGCTTCGTACACGTTCGTCTCATATCCACCACCACCTTCAAGATTATCCAAATGACCTTTATGTTCGTTATTTTCAGTTGTTTCTCTTATTGTTCTCTTAGCAATATCATGTGGATCATAAACAGTTGCTTTTTGTGTAACAGGGCGTACATTATGTGAATTCTCGTAATTTTCAAGAGTTTCTTTTAAAGTCGTTTTCATATTTTCATCAGGATCAAATACTATAGGTTTCTTTTTACTTGTAAAATTACCGGTACGTGTGTCATGAATAAACGTTTCTTTAATTGTTGTTTTGGCTATATCATTTGGATCGTAAATGGTTGCTTTAGATTTGTTAGCCATATGACCCGTACGTGTGTCGTGAATATTTGTTTCTTTAATTGTTGTTTTGGCTATATCACTTGGATCGTAAATGGTTGCTTTAGATTTGTTAGCCATATGACCCGTACGCGTGTCGTGAATATTTGTTTCTTTAATTGTTGTTTTGGTTATATCATTTGGATCGTAAATGGTTGCTTTAGATTTGTTAGCCATATGACCCGTACGCGTGTCGTGAATATTTGTTTCTTTTAAAGTTGTTTTGGTTATGTCATTTGGATCGTAAATGGTTTGTTTACTAGGAAGTTGTCTTTGCATATCTCCAAATTCTCTTTTCGTATTAAAAGTAGTATATTCTTTTGTGGTAGTTCTGAAAACATCCTGAATTGGCGCTACGATTGATTTTACAAAAGTTGTTAAATTCCCTTCATAAGTACGAGTGCTTGTAACATCTCTTTCATTATTGAAAACCAGAATATTATCTTTCCCATAATTCCATTCAGGTTCTGTAAACTTTTCAGTGTGTCTGTTACGCGTTCCAAAATCATCCAATATCAATTTCTTTGTAGGTTGTAATTTACCTGTTTGTTCATTACCAACATTTCTGTAAAGACTTCCCATATAAGATGTACTATTTTTACGATTTGTATCTTTCACAATGATACAGGGTCTTTCTTTATTTTTTGTGTACGCACCTGTTGTTTTTAACCACATATCAGGAGTTTGTTCATGAAATGTATCTATCTTATTTTTTTCTATTTTTGGAGCTATTCCTCTCTTTATATTCTTTTGTCCTTCAATAACAACACCACTATAGGAAATTTGTGGATTTGTTTTAACACGTAATTCGTCAATTGTTTTAGTATTCACATATTCGCGATCGTCTGGTTGAAAACCTCTTTGTGAGGGTTCCGATGTAAATCCATCGTCTAAACCTGGTCCAACGTACGTTTTTTCAAAAGGAAGTTCATTGTTCTTGTGAACACTTTTTGACATTCTTTCATATTCCAATTGATATGAATCATTTGTTCCCATCTCATCATGAGGTGTTCTTTTTACGATATCAGCAAAACACACATTTTCTTCTTTGTTTTTGTTATATTTTACTCCTGAACCTGTATGGTTTTCTAAAATGGAAATGTTATTCTCGTTATCAATATTATTCTGTTTTATAGTTCCTCCGAAGAAAGGTTCCATATTATTATGTTTAAAATTATCAGTATTTATTTTTTGTCCTGATAATCTGCTCTCAAAATATTTTTCTTTAATATTTGTGTTACGTTGTTCTTCGTCTCTGTAATTTTTCGATATTACTTTTAAAGAAGGATTCTGACTTTGTTTATATTTTCGTTCTACAGCTTCTTTTTCTATTTCTTTAACTTCTTTGGTAAAAGAATGATCATATACATTTTTTAATAAAGGTGTAAAAGAGGATTTGGAAGATATATTCCTTTCAATCGGTTGACGTGATGATCTTGATGCCATATATCCCAATCCAATTAACGAAAATAAAACATAAACTTCCATCGTATTATATTGATTATTAAGGATAAATTAAAAATCAAAAAGAAAAATAAAAATCTTCTTTTTGTCACAATTATAAAATTTGATTTAACAATTTAAAAAAAAAACTAATTTAACAAAATAAAAATTTAAAACAAATTAATCCATTTTTGTATATATTTTAAAAATGTATGGACATGAATTGATGTGTTTTGATCCAAATCTTGAATGTACTGTTCCTAAATCCACAAATACAAAGGACACGTTAAAAAAAGTTCGTGAATGTGGTGTAATACTTTTCAGTTCAAATATGAACGATATTTTAGTTGTTTTTCAAAATTGTTCACAAAAATGGGGGTTCCCAAAAGGTCATATGACACATACAGAATTGTATAATAAAGAATATTTCAATTGCGCTAAAAGAGAATTACTTGAAGAAACAAATATTGATCTCCGTAAAATTTTACATACTAAATATGGAACATTTATCATTGGTAACAAATTATTTTATGTTATCGAGTTGAAAAAAACAAATATCAATCCTCGTATCAATGACCGACATGAAATATCTAAAGTTCGTTGGATAAGAAAACATGATTTATGTACATTTGTAAAACAAAATTCATGTAATATAACTTTGAATAGACTGTTTTAATATATAATTTATAAATATTCTGTCATGTCTTCCTTACGTTCACCAGTAGCGAGTTTGACGACAGTATATTTGTATTTGTATACAAGTTCAACCCCTCCACGTGTTACCTTTTTGGGTGTTGATAACTCATTCTGTATGACTTCGTACGCGGTTGATTTATGTTTTGAACCACTTGTACTTTCGCCAAGAATAAACTTAATACTTTTTTTCTTTGCGAAGTTACTATACATAGCGTCATTTCTAATTTTTCTAAATAATACACTACCCGCGCGATTAGCCGCGACGGATTTACTTGACGCTACATAACGTCCGCCTTTGAAGCCAATTCCTGAACCTAAAATTTTAAAAGACATCATTTTTGGTGCGGAATCGTCAGACCCTTTACATCCTGAACCTGTATACCATGTACAATCATCTGATGCGATACATGGTTGTTTATTGAGTTTACAATTTGTTTTTGACATTTTTAAATAATACATATATTTTTTTTTATAAGGTTTTTTTAATATTTTGCTATTTCTCCACAACATCTCCAATGTACATTCGGGAAGCTTGTATCTTTATAGATGTTCCAATCTTCAACAACTTGTGAATTATTTTGAGTGGGAAGAGTTAATGTTTGATCTAATAGTGTTGGTACACAAGGACGGTGGTTATCTTTAGCTACCATACGATAATTAATGTCTGTTTCAAAAGGTACAAGGGCTTTTGTTTGAGGATTTTCACACAACCATTCCCAACGATTCCATCCAGTTCCTCTCAATGTACAAGGTGGGTTACTCAATCTAGTATCCTCAGAAGATAAAAAGGAACAATCTTTCATATCAATCTTGTTGCAAAAGGGTTCCGCAGATGGTGTAAATTTTTTAGATGGACATTTTGTATTTTTTACATTCAATCCAAGTAATTCAGAATCGACATCAATAATGTTTTTATCACATAAAGAAGCCCCATAAGTGTTGAGACGTATTGACGGATCGGGGAAGAAACAACCTCTATTATCAGACAAAGGTGTTTTCAACATATAATCTCCCGGTTTTATTGATTCTTTAAGCTCATGGACGTAGGCACATGTATCGTAAGGTAAACGACTAAAACTCATTACGAAAAAATAAATTTCTTTCTTTTAACACAGAAAAACTTTCAACAATAATAAAACTTTTTAAATGTTTTATCGTTACAACAATAATAAAACTTTTTAAATGTTTTATCGTTCTAACATAGTTTAACGTTTAGAGTTAAATATAAAAGATAAAAAAAAATAAATTTTTAAAAAATAAATAATTCAAGTAAGTTTTTTATTATTATTATTTATTTTTTAAATATTGTTGGATAATCAATCATTTGACAAGAAGGTAAATGTTTCAATGTTGTATCAATTCTAGGATGATCCACACATTTAATGTATTCTTTGCCTTGTACATATTTATCTTCAGATGGAGTATATTTATATTGTGAGCAATTTGTAACTGGACGGTTTTGACCCCTGAGATCATTTTCTAGATCAACAAGATTTCCTTGAACATGGGAAACATTAGTTCCACCCAATAATCCAAACTCCATACGACACTTATTATTATGTTCATATTGAATTGGATCTAATACAAAGTTTATACTTGTTACACTATCTTGAAGTTTTTGTTTGTATTCACATGTGTCGTACATTAAACGGTTCGAACTCATTTTGTTATTTTGGAATTTTTGTTTATTAATTAATGGCTATATAATATTTTTTTGATTATATTATTTGATCCATATTTAATGTTTTTGTTTTTTGTTTAATGGCTATATAAAATGTTTTTTTTTCAAGA